TAGCATCATCAAACCAAGTGAGACACCACCAGCTCCAAAAGGTAAGCCTAGCCCGACATACATGTTCAGTATGGCCGTGCCTTTTGTGGTTAAGGTGGAGGAGACGGTAAACGTAGATGAAAAAGATTTACTGCCTGCTCCTCCTGTTTGTAGATCAGCGGAGTCGCTTAAAAATAGCGGTGTTTGGTTAGTGCCTAAAGACGATGAAGGCGGGCCATTTATGGCTGAAGCTAATGACCATGTTGTTGCTAAGTTCTTAGGGCGTAGCCTGCCAGAGGTGCAGCAGCTTATTGACACTAAGGAGTTAGCTATAAACTACAGGACGGAAAGAATGGGTAACACTCTGTTAATGGTTGCGGTGCTTCGTAATAGGTTAGATCTATGCCAGTTGTTAATATCACAGTGCGCAGACATAACGGCACGAAATAACCATAATCTAAACGCCCTACAATGGGCTAGAATTAATCAAAGCGACAAATCAATAGTTGACTTGCTTTTAAAGAAAAGTGCGGAGTAAAACCGTCCGCGTTTTATATGTCAGGTTGAAGGCGCTTTAAAGGAGCAAAGCGCGGAGTAATTGGTTTGCAACGATTGGCAGCGTATAATTTGAGGGCGCTTTTGAGGCGCACTAATTTTAAAAAACGCCTTTACAACGCCTTTGAATTGATGTAGCAACGGTATAGCCGTCTGTTTTATGTAGCAGAAGTATAAATTAGACGTCTGTTTTAGTTAGACGGACTCCCTAGGGGAAGTAGAGAGTCCAAACAGATAACGAATCGCGAAGGGTATTCATCAATGAAAACAAAACACAGTTATTTTATTATCATTTTTTAGAAAGCGTAAGCACATGAAAAAATTAATATTATTATGTAGCAGTCTGCTACTAAGCACAAACAATGTATATATTACAAGCACAGAGCAGCACGTTGGCGACATAGCGGGCATACTTGAAAATAACAATGCACACGCCCTTAGTTGCACAATTAACCTTGTAAGCTGTAAACAGTTCAGCCCATGTCTAAAGAAGCTTGCTAAGACGTTTTTACCAAGCCTATTGAACTGTAAACGGTTTGACAACATCAGCCACGCTAAATTAAATGATGGCTTTAAAGCATGTTTGTTTAATGATGACGCGACAATATCACTACATATCAAAGGCACAGACATGTACATCGAAGTAACTAATAGCAAGCCTTTCAATCCGTATTTAATAAGTGCATACTTAGCTAACTTCTTTCAAGCAGTGTATTTTAATTCGTGCGTCTTACTAAGATAGTTAACAGTCCCCTGAGTCAATTGCCTGACTTGGGGGTATTTGCTTTGCGGACTATGTAAAACAAGGCATATATCCACACCAAAAACAATAATACATTTGTCATAGCACACCTTTCTAGTAAATTTGCTACAGTACTATAAATTAGTAACAAATTTAAAGGAGTTATGCCAATGCTTTTTCCGCAATTAGCGCCTGAATATTATCAAGAGGATGATAAAGATATTCTTAAAAGGATGGAGGCTTTCTATGCTGAATCCATCACGATCAACCAGAACTTCTGGGGAGAAGGTTCCATCGACACCCGCTTCTTTAGTGGTGATCAATCTGTTTATGGTGACCTAGGATTATACGGAAATCTACCAGCAAACCGCCGAAGAACATTCAATTTTAACCGTATTAGGCGTGTAGTTAATATGATTTCTGGCCATCAGAGACGCTCCAGAAAGTCTATTATAGCCGTGCCAGTCGAGAGTTCAGACAACCAGACGGCAGATCAATTAACCAAAGTCCTAATGTGGAACTGTCGCCAAGAGAACATACTTGAGACCATATCAGAGGCGTTTGAAGGTGCATTAGTTACAGGTATGAACCTGTTACATCTATACGTTGACTACCGAAAAGACCCTATTGCAGGACAGATTAAGGTTAATAACTGCTCTTACAATGAGTTTTTAATAGATCCGTTTTTCAGAAAGCACGATTTAAGCGACTGTAATGGTATTTGGAAGCGTACATATCTAACTAAAAAAGAAGTTTTATCTTTATTGCCTGACCACGCTAACGAGATATCTACTATGATTGGCAACCCATACGGCGGGTCACGCGATGCTAAGTTCCAATTCATGCCAGAGTCATACAACTATACTATGAAGAATTTGTTGACCTATGATCAGTTCTACTACAGAGACTTCAGACATCAAAAGATGCTGGTTGATACGCAAAGCGGTGAGACGTTTGAATGGAAGTCTAACGATGAAGACGCATTAAAACTATTTTTGCAAACCTATCCTAGCGTTACCGTTATTGAGCAAGAAGTACCTAGCGTAAAGCTTGCTATTGTTGTACAAGGCAAAGTATTCTACAACGACTACAACCCAACAGGCAGCGACTATTACCCATTCGTACCCGTTTTAGGTTATTACCACCCACAACAGCCAGACTATGTAAATAGAATACAAGGCGTAGTTAGAGGGCTTAGGGACGCACAATTTTTATACAATAGGCGCAAGGTAGCCGAATTGGACATTCTTGAGTCTCAAATAAACAGCGGCTTTATTTACAAAGAAAACGCGCTTGTAAACCCTGCTGACGTATTTTTAACTGGACAAGGACGAGGCCTAGCTTTAAAGCGTGATGCACAGATGACCGACGTGCAAAAGATAGAAGCCCCACAGATACCGCCAAGCATGATACAGCTAAGCGAAATATTAGCCCGTGAGATACAAGAGATAAGCGGCGTAAATGAAGAGCTTCTTGGCTCAGCAGACGACGACAAAGCAGGTATTTTATCCATGCTAAGGCAAGGCGCAGGACTGACCACATTGCAAACGTTATTTGACCAGCTGGACATGAGCCAAAAGCTGCTTGGTAAACAGATGATTGACCTTATCCAACTCAACTATACACCTGGTAAAGTCAAACGTATTATTGAGGAAGAGCCAACAAGAGAGTTTTATAACAAGAACTTTGGTACTTATGACGTAGCTGTTGAAGAAGGATTAAACACATCTACCCAAAAACAAATGCAGTTTGCACAAATGCTACAGTTAAAACAAACTGGCGTACCCATCAGTGATATTGACTTGTTAGAAGCTGCTACAATTCAGAACAAAAACAAGATTATTGAAAACACTGTTAGACAACAAGAGGCATCAAGCCAAGCACAGCAGGCTCAAGCACAGTCTGCGGCAGAGTTCCAAGCGGCGCAAGTCAGGTTGGCAGATTCACAAGCACAAGCTAACATACAGCTTGGAGCTGAAAGACAATCACGTATCCAAGAGAACTTTGCACAAGCTCAAGAGCGTTTAGCTGAAGCTTCAAAAGACGACCAACAAGGTTTACTCAACTTTGTGAAAGCTTTGAAAGAGCTAGACAATATAGACTTGATGCAGCTCGAAAGACTTTTAAGTTTGCAGAAGCTTTTAAAAGATACAGAGTCAAGTAATATGATTAAAACCTCTGAAGATAGAGGCGCAAACCTTGCTCAAGAGAGCAATTTCTTAGGAGTCCAATAATGGCAAAAAGATATCACAACGGTAATGGTAACGGCATGAAGTCTATGGAATCAAGAGACCTATACAGCGGCAAAACATCACGCCGTGAGATGGAATCAAGAGATGCTGGTATGATTTCTGAAGACAAATCAGCTATTGCTAACCTTCCACAAAACGTAATCATGAAAGCATACCCAGCTTGTGCTTACGATTCATATAACTTGAATGATGACATCAAAGGTATTGATGTACAAGTACGTGATGATGTTATGGGTGGGAATAGAAAAAAATCGCAGTACCCACAAAAATATTAGATCATGGCACAAGCACCTAGACAAAACAATAAAGCAACCAAGATTGCTTATAACATTTTAGGTAAACCAAGTAACTTGACGAGCAAGCAAACACGCAAGCAAAAGAAGCGTGATAAGTTAATTGATTATCAAGATACTGCTAGAGCTAAATAATATTGCAGGGGGCTAATAACTCCCTGCTTTTAGGAATATGACCATGAAAAAAAAATCACATATGCAAGATGCCTTTTATCAGGCTATTGGGGCAGCGTATCAACTAAACCCACGTAAGCAAGAGAAGGTAGATAGCAAGATGATTAGAGAAAGCCAAACATCTATCTCTAATCTACCAGAAGAAGCTATCCATCATATCTTTGATGCTAATAGATTTGCTGAAAAGTTAATTTTGCCAGCTGATGAAATTACAGGTGAATTATGAAAAATATGATAAAGCATCTTAAAGATGACAAAGCCATGTTTGAGCGTGAAGCCAAAGAAGATGCAGTCATGATTAAGAAGATGTCCAAGAAGAAAGCCAACGGCAAATCCAAGCGCAAGATGAAGATTGCTAAGGTTATGGACGAGTTTAAAAAAGGCGAGCTGCATTCTGGTAAAGGTGGCCCAGTTGTCAAGAAGCCTAAGCAGGCGATTGCCATAGCAATAAAAATTGCAAAGAAGAAACGCTGATTACTATAGCTTTGACAAAGGTAGTATAACTGTTAATATATAATCATGAAAAACTGTTTATACTGCCTTTGTGAATTTAATCCTAAAAAAAAATTGCAATTATACTGCGGAAGAAAATGTACAGGTATTGCAAATCTTAATAACTTGCGCCAGCAAAAAAAATTTAAAAAACGTACTGGTAAATACTTAGATTGTGCAATATGCAAAAAACAATTTTACGCACCTTTAAACAGATTAAATAAATACAAAGTTAGGTTTTGTAGTAAAGTATGTGCAGGAACAGATAGATTGAATCAATTATGGGCTGACCCTAATTTTTTATTAAATAAAGCAGCTAATTTAAAATTGCCATATCATAAATATGTTTATATAAATATAGACGGAAAACGAATTCGTGAGCATCGTTATATTATGGAACAATTTTTAGGTAGAAAATTATTAAAAAATGAACACGTTCATCATATAGATGGTAATGGTTTAAATAATGATATTAATAATTTAGAATTATTAACAAACAGTGAACACCAAAAAAAAGAATGGTTGTTTAAAAAATCATTAATATTTAAGCCCTAGTAGTTTAATGGCTAGAACCGTTGATTTTCATTCAACAGATCGTGGGTTCGATTCCCCGCTAGGGTGCCAAGCATCCCTAGCATTGTAAAAACACTGTAATAATATGTTAGATATAGTAAATTAGAGACAGTTTTTTTAAGTGCTAGGGGTTTATATGTTTCTAATGCGTGTATTAAAAGCTGCTACAGTTATACAAATATTGCATGCTGGAGAGGCTAGAATAGATATTAATGACTTGATGCAAAAACAAATTGCATATGCACAGACACACCCAGAGTTTTACAAAGACTTGCCTGTGCCTAACCTATTCCCACAACCAACATCACCATTACCCCCTATAGCAAAAAAACAAATTGTATCTAAAGCCATCGCAGCATTTAAATCAGCTAGTCCAAATCATGACCCAGCGGTAGAACAAATAGAACTACAAATGAACACAAGTCCCGTTGTTGAACCTGGCATGTCTACGCTAGTACTTAATGCAATGACTAATGCTTTGGAGCAACTACAACGCCAAAACTCACAAAAAGAAGAACAGTTGCAAGAAGCTGTGCCAAAAACTAAGGCGTATGCGGGTAGTGCAACTACTGCCGTACTTGGTATTGTTTGTACGTTATTGGTTAGGTATTTAGACAAGAGTAACTGTTAAGGAGACGTATGAAAAAATCTTATAGAACCCCTGCTTGGACTAGAGCAGAGGGCAAGAATCCTGCTGGCGGTCTTAATGCGAAAGGCAGAGCATCAGCTAAAGCACAAGGTAGTAACCTAAAACCACCTGTAAAATCTGGCGACAACCCACGCAGAGCATCGTTTTTAGCTCGTATGGGTAATATGGCTGGGCCAGAGTTTAAGCCCAACGGTGAGCCTACTAGGTTATTATTATCGTTGAGGGCATGGGGTGCTAGCAGCAAAGCAGATGCTAGGGCGAAGGCAGCAGCAATATCAAAGCGCAATAAGGGTAAAAAGTGATCATATGGCTAACTACACTAATCCAAAACTTCGTGAGTCTATTAAAGATCGTATTATGGCGAGCGATAAAGGCGGCAAACCAGGCCAGTGGTCGGCTCGAAAAGCCCAACTGGTTGCACTGGAGTATAAGAAGGCGGGAGGCAGCTATACTGGCGGTAAGACCAAAAAACAAAAGTCGTTGTCAAAGTGGACAAAGCAGCGTTGGTCTACCAAATCAGGCAAGCCGAGTACGCAAGGGCCAAAAGCCACTGGCGAAAGATACTTACCAAAAGCCGCAATAAAATCGTTGACACCCCAAGAATATGCTGCTACAACAAGAGCTAAACGAGAAGGCATAAGACAAGGTAAACAGTTTGTCAAACAGCCTAAAAGGGTAGCAAAGAAAACAGCAAAATCGAGGTAGTAATGAACGCTGAATTTTATAATCACGTTAAAAAATCGTTAAAAATTGAAGACGTTATAAAGTCATACATGCCATTAGAATTAGACGAGGGATTCTATTATGGTTATTGCCCGTTTCATCCACGCACAGGTCAAAAACTAAAAGACTTCACTGTAAACCCCAAAAAGAATGTATATTATTGCTTCGATTGTCATACTTGCGGTGATGTAATCAGCTTTGTAGCTCAAAAAGAAAACCTAACTTTGCATCAAGCTTTTGATAAGCTGTGTGAAAAACACAATATCAAGATGCCTGCTAAAGTTGTCTTGAAGGTCGTAGGTTGATTGTTACGCTTGGCGTAGATCCAGGGTTGCAAATATGTGGCTTAGCAGTAGTCAGCAAACAAGCTAACAAATTATCCTTGTTGGAGTATGTAAGCTTCAAGTTGACTGCTAGCACCCCTACGCATAAAAAGTTAGAAGCCATTTACAACGCTATAGTAGAGCTAATCGACAAGCACAAGATAACTAATCTATCAATAGAAACCTCTTTCTTACAGCACAACGCTCAGACTTTTTTAAAGCTAGGGTTTGTGCGTGCTATAGCACTGCTAGCAGCTGCTCAAAAAAACATGACTGTGCAAGACTTTACACCGTGCCAAATCAAAGAAATACTAACTGGCACAGGAAAAGCTACAAAACAACAGATACAAGACAGAGTGAAAAATTTATTCCCATCAGCAACACAATTTGTATCGTATGACAGTAGCGATGCAATAGCTGCGGCAGTATGCGGTTGCTTTTAGAAAGGTATTATGAACATCAAGCTTGACTCAATCAAACTAAAGCCGTATCAAGAGTTAATAATTGATGCTATTGAAAACAAAGGATATCGGAAAGCGGTAGCTATTATGCCACGCCGTAGCGGTAAAGATGTAGCTGCTTTCTGGTTATGCGTACGGCAAGCATTAAAAAAGACATGTAACATATTTTACATAGCCCCAAGTTATACCATGGCTAAGCGGATCATATGGAACAGTATTTTATCTGATGGTCGCAGGTTTTTAGACCTAATACCCCCACAAGTAATAAGCTCGATGAACAGCCAAGAGCTGCTGATACGTTTTGTTAATGGTAGCACTATCCAGCTTATAGGTGCATTAAACTACAACAACTTGGTAGGTTCTAACGCCTACGCGGTAGTGTTTACCGAGTACTCAATCTTTCAAGACGGTGGCAAATGTTACCAGCTAATTAAGCCTATATTGGCATACAACGGTGGCTGGTGTTTGTTTGTGTCGACACCTAGGGGTAAAGCTAACCACCTGTATGACTTGTGGCAGGTAGCCCGTGATCATAAAGACTGGTTTGCCTTAAAGCTAACTCTTGATGAAACCAAGCATATCAAGCTAGATGAGATCAACAAAGAGCTAAACGAAGGCTTAACTACACCAGATTTAATACAACAAGAATATTATTGTAGTTTTGCTGGAGTAGATAGCGGTTCATACTGGTCGGCACAGTTAGACAAGGCTAGAGTAGAGGACAGGGTGCAGCGGTTTGAGTACGATCCTACGTTTAAGGTAAATACATCTTGGGATATAGGTTACAGCGACAGCACGAGCATACTGTTCTACCAAGCCATAAACAACAAAATTTATATTATAGACGAATATTCTTGCGAGCGTGAGGCATTGACTCATTACGTCAAAATCGTGCAGCAGCGTCCATATTTATACGGCTATCACATAGCACCGCATGATATTAAAGTGCATGAGTTTAGTAGCGGTATAACCAGATTAGAGACAGCGCGGCAGCTGGGTTTAAATTTTACGATTGCCGATGATGTTGGTTTGATGGACGGAATAGATTGTGTACGTAATACGTTTAACAGAATATTTATAGATGAGCGTTGTAAGACTCTTTTGAGGGCTATAGAAAACTATCGTCCTGAATATGACGCTAAACGGCAGATGTACAAAGATAGACCGTTGCATGATATCCACTCACATATGGCAGATGCGTTGCGGTATTTGTGTGTTAGCTTACCAAAAACAAGAGATGACCATACTACAGCAGAAGAACTAGACAAACGATATAGACAAGCTGTTTATGGTAGTGATAATATGCAATCAGGATTTTTCAGTAATGATAAGTTTTAGAGTGGCATGACATTTATAATCAAACAATAAAAAAAAACTACTTGGGTACTCATCTCATATCATGCCACAGGAGAGATAATGTATACTAAAGTTAACATAAAAACGGCATGAGGTAAATATGGCAGATACGGTTGGTAAAATATCTAGTGAGCTGTTAAAAAAAGCTCCTGATAGTAGAGACCCTATAGAGTTGCAACGTGAGATACACAAGACTTATGAAAAAGATTTTTATGAGTGCTTGCGGCGTGGTAGACAACAATATACAGGCGAGTACTATGTAGTTGTGTTGACCAAAAAAGAACGCTTGATGGAAAACGTTTTGCGTAACTACTTTTTATGCCGTACGTCATGCCCTACACCAGAATACGACCAGACAGTATACAAGATACACAAAGACGACAAAATACAGTTTTTATGGGTGCTACCGTCCAAAGACACCTGCGAAATGTTTATACGGCATGCAGGTGAGATAGTACCAGACGAAAGATGGTTGTTGTATTATGTACTTGCCGACCAGAACGGCGACTTACTTAAACTATGCAAGCAGTTAAACAACGAAGCAGATAACTCAATATTGATAAAGGCGTAAGATTATGGATTTACCAATAGCAACACAATCACAAATTGACCAAATGAACAGAGACGCAGCTAAAAAAATGCAAGAAGAGGGTATTGATATGGTAGAAGAACAAGTAGTAGACCAAGTACAAGAAGAGGCCGTTGAGGAAGCCCCACAACAAACGATACAGGC